TAACCTTCGACTTCTTGTCCGAGAACAAGGGCATACGAGGATCACTTTCTCGAAGGAAATTGTTGTCCACGGACTCCATCTGGGCCTTGTTCTGATTAGCGTAATACGCTGCTCGTTGATCCAAGAACTCGGACGGGATGCGGCAGAGCAACAAGCCACCAACCTCAATGTTGCCTTTAAAGCGACCTTCGATAGCGGCGTGCATCATTAGTTCGGGATACTCCTCTGCTTTGCAGGGTTCATATCCTTCACGCAACTTTGAAGAAATATTGCTGGGATCAGCCGTCCCAAGCGTACTTAACCTGATGTACCGGTGTTTCCAGCCGGGTCGATCATCTGGCATAGGCAAGGCTTCTGGAGCCTTCCAAGACGTTGGTCGAAATTCCGTTGTGCGGGTTTCAAGAGCGCGGTCTGTGCGGTTTTGTTTAGCTTCTGCCATGATTATGTATTCCTTCTTAGTTGAGCAACCTGTTTCGCATATTCTTCAATAGGCACACCGAGCCTACGCGCAATGGCGGCTTCGGATGCTTTTAATCGAATGCGGTTAGGCGGGGTACTTCTGGTAGCCGGAGCTACTGGAGAAGTAATTTTTGTTGCACGGCGGGGCGGTCTATCGTCCTCATCCGGGTCTGACGATTTATAGGAGGGTTCGTCATCCTCATGGCTCTGATCATCGGTGAAATGCTCAGGAAAACGTTTGCGCATCGTTTTATCGATGGTTTGGAAGTACTCTTCAGTACCTACATAATCCGCACCATACTCTTTCTGCAATTTCTTGTCAAGACCCATTGCAGTCATTGTCATCTCTTCATCTGCGCCAAACCAGTCAGCATTTGCGTCAACCCATTTCTGCGTTCTGGGTGACATGTTTGACTTCTTGGTTTGCGGAGGAGGAGTGTCCGGCTCGTCAATTGGGCGCATCTGCTCTGCTCGGTCGATCTTCAAGGCTGCCTTGGTGATCTCTGCTTGAGCTTCTGCCACGCCGTCTGAATCTCCCGATTCATATGCCTCTTTGAAACGTTTCTTGGCTGCGTCAAGCTGCATCTGCGCAGTGGATTTGTTCTGCTCAATGAAGACTTCACTGCCACTCTTCAGTTGGGTTTTAAGGCGCTTGTTCTCCTCATAAACCTCTTTGGCAAATTGTTCCGCAGCTTCCCGTTCGCGCAGAGCCTCTTCTTTGGCCCGGCGTTCATCGTGGTAGCCACGGGTAAATTTCTTAATCCGTTGCTGGACTTTTTCGTCGTAATTTGACAACTCTTCATCGCTGGGATCTTCGGGAGGAGGAGCTTTTTTCCTGCCGCGATCTTGCTCTGGGGTGTCGTCTTCCACTTCAATTTCAAACTTGTCATCGCCATCGGCTTTGACTTTTACGTCATCAGGGAAGGTGTATTCATCATCAAACTTTGTTGCCATAGTTTCTCCTTATGCAGCACGGGTGATTCCGCGCGGATCTTACACAACAGCTTCAACCGAGTCATCATTGATGATGCGGAATTCACGACCGTGGATCTTCAGGCGAGTTCCTGAATTGGGACGGACGATGACAAAGTCACCCTCCTTGCACGATGGCCCGTTGGGGAATCGTGTTGCATCTTTGTAGGCATCGGGGCCAAGCTTGATCACAAACAGGACTGGGGTCAGCACCTCTTCGTAATGCATGGTTTTTGAGTCTTTTATAAGACCTACCTCGCTGTCTTGGTATTCCTCCATTGCTTCGGGAACAACGCACAACAGCCGGAAGGTTTTAGGATCGGGCAATTGCTTGGCTTTTTGCTCTGCCGTGGTATTCAAAATACCAGACAGATCCACTGCCGCAACGTCAAATTCAGTCATCAGATTTCTCCATTCTTAGCACAAGATCTTCAATGATGTTTTCTGCGTAGTTCAGACCTTGGACAACTCCGCAGACACGCCGATACTCCTCAAATGAGTCGCACCGTCCAGCCGACGCATAAGCTTCACGCTCCTGCTTCAGCTTCTGGATTTCCTTGGCTACATAAGCCAATGCTTGGTAATCACTCACTTACTTCCTTTCTTGCTAGGCTGTTTAAATTGCGCCGCCCGTTGCGCTTGCTGTACAGCCATTTGAGCGCGATGTTTTGCAGCGTCAATGCCAATACGCATTCCGTCAGTTTCCTGTTGTTTGTTTAAACGATCCTTGTTTGCAGCAGCGGTAGCAGCAACCTGCATAGCTGCGATTTCTTTTTGGGCCGCAATGCGCGACTCTTCGATGCGCAATTGATCTGCCTTGGCGGCTGCGTCAATCTGTTGTTTTTGCTGTTTAAGCTGTAACTCGCCCTGCTTGAGCTGGAGTTCTTGCATCTGCATTTGGACGATGGGGTCTTGCATTTGCTGTTGAGCCTGCTGTTGTTGGGCTTGTTGCTGGTTTTGCTGGAGCAATTGCTGGGCTGCTTCTGCCGCCATGATGGCAATGTGGTCTGCCAATTCTGGGCTGACAGCCTTGTTTTGCTCTTCTTGGGGTATGGACATACCCATGCGTTTTTCCACTTCCATGCGGTATTTCAAGGCCACATGCTCGTTTAAATGAGCCATAGCCGCCGCCATGATTGCCTGTGCTTGGGGGTTTTGCGCCATGATTTGGGCAATCTGCGGGTCTTGGATAGCCGCCATATGCACTTGAATGTGAGCATCGTGGTTCTGTTGGATGAAAGCTTTGACGCTTTTCCCGTTCAGAATGTTCTGGTTTTCCGTGATGGGATCGGTCGGGATCATGTCATCTTCGGTTTTGACCAGCTTGCTTGCGTTCTTGACCCCCAAAACCTCAATCATCTGACGATGCAACAGGGGCATGTCATACAACTGCGGGGCTGATTGAGCCAACTGGAGGACAGCTTGGTACTGAACAATTTTCTGCGCCATCGTGGCGGCGTTGGGATCGCTGACAGGGATGACATCTACGTTGTCGTAGTCAGAACGTTTGGCAGCTTGGTTGCCTTCTTCAGGCTGATAAGGGTATTCCTCGGGCGTATAGTCGGCAATGATCACCTTGAGAAGCTTGAACTCTTGGCGCATTGAGTAATGCATACGGGACTGAACTGCCCCCATGACCTTGAGTTGGCGCTCCAAAATAGCCAAAGTTGTACCAACTGGGGCGTTTGCGCTCATGTCAGACACATTCATGTCGCCTGACGAGGCAAAAGCACGACCTTCTTCCACAATTTTTTGGAACAAAGCAAACAGAACCTGACTGGGTTCCTTGTAAGGCAGAGGCAAGATGTTGTCGCGGATCGTGCCGGAGCCAACATCCACGTCGCGGAACTCACCGGGTGCGATCGGGGTGTCATCACCCTTGATCCGCAGACCACGTGACTTGAGTCCACCGGGCAGGTTGCTCAATGTACCTGCGTCGATCAGCTGGCGCATCAGGCTGGTAGCCGAGTTGGCGAACCCGCCGATCAGGTGGAAGAGGCCAAAGCCGTAGGCACCAAAGCCGGGGATGTACTGGTAGTGGACGAAGTGCTGGCGCTTGAGGTGAAGGCTGTCGTCTTCGTTCCAGTTTCTGCGGATCGCCAAGACGGTGTTTGTGCCACGGATGAAGGTCACCACGTAAGGCAAGGCGATACCGCTGAGCTCGCCATCTTCGTCCTTGTCGGAGAGGGGGTCGTCTTTGAAGACCAGCTTCACATGGCTCTCGTAGAGGGTGAAGCGCTCGTCGTTCAGATCGGCGAAGCCGGTCTCTTTGTCCTTTGCCTTGTTGATTTCGTCAATGGCACGGTCTGGGTCACCCAGTTCCACATCACAGTAGAACCCTGCCTGCTGGAGCTCGAGGATTTCGTTCTTGGTCTTGCGCATCACATGGGTGACGCGGTAGCAGCTCTGAATATCCGAGGTGCCGTAGGGCAGGAGGATGTCTTCTGCGGGGATGAAGATGGAGGTCTGCCGGCCAATGCTGGGGTCGAAGTAGACCTTCTTGAAGGCCGAGCCGGTGGCAGGGAGACTCCAGAGCATACGCTCGTGCTCGGGGCGGAACTCTTGCATGACCTCGGTCAATTGGAAGTTCATGTCCTCTTGAACCCGCTGGGCGGCCTCTTTTTTGGCCGGGGTCTCTTTGCCGACGATCTTGGTCCGAACCGGACCGGCCGCAGGGAATGTCTCGGTGATGGTTTCTGACTGAAACCTGACCACAGCTTCGGTGATCATGGGGTGGAAGACACCAGAGGCACCATCCCAAGGCTCGGTACGCTCTTCGATCTGCAGGCCCAAGAGCTTCAGGCCGGTGACGTAGGCTTTTTCCCACTCCTTGCGGGAGTTGCGATCGTTGTCGATGTCGCTGTCCAAATCGGAGACCATGAGCTGGACAGAGCTCTCTGGGAGAAAATCAACGAGGTTGGCGTCGAAGTCATCGATGCTGGGCTCGCCCTTCTGGATGCTGATCTCCAGATCACCCATGTCGATGTTGACCGCCTCGGGGTCGATGATCTCGATTTCGATGGGTTCTTCTGCGGTTTGTGCCAGACCCATGGGTTGTTGGTACAGCGCTTTGTCAATGTTCGTTGCCATGTTTACACCTTAGTAATAGGCCGCTTTTCGGCGGCGGAGGGTTGGCTGGTCTTCTTCATCGCTCTCGAGACTGATGAAGCCGCCGCGCCTGAATCTGAGCAATGCTTGGCTTGTTGAGTCAACAAGGTCGTCGTGATCGCCGTTGGGGAAGGATGCGAGCTCTTCCATCAATTCATCCGCCCACCTTGTATCCGGGCACCAGACAACCCCAGAGGCAAAGAGATCGGAGATCGCGTTTACACGCGCAATCTTATCGCTTCCCTTGCCCGGTGTGTACTCCGAAACAGGAACACCGATCTGCCGGAGTTCATAAATCAACGGAGCGCCAGAGGCGCGTTTTTCGATGATCAGGGTGTCGGGTTCCCAGTCCTGATAGAGATCGAGGGCCTTTTGCTTCAGCTCCGGGAACTCCATGCGGGCTTTGAACGAATCAAGGCAGATGATGTTGGGCTTCATCTCTCCCCTTTGGTTGGGGTGATCGAAGATTCCCCATGTGGTGCACGCCGAATAGTCGGAGCGGTTGGATTTTTCGAAGGCCGTGTCCCAGCTTTGGATGACATATTCGCATGACGGAGCGACTTCCGACTCCCAGACCCGCCAGCTGTCGCGCTTGATGATCGCGTTTTCCTGTGAGGTGGGATTCTGTTGATACTGGGCTTCCCACTTGTAGACTGGAATCTCGGCCTTGATGGCTTCCAGTTCTTCCTTCTTCCAAAACCCGGGCCACAGAGGGGTACCCGACGGCAAAAGGGCGGGGAACTCGATGACCTCCCAGTCGTTTACACCGTCTTTTTCCGAGTTCTTCAAGATTTGGCCGGTCAGGTCCCTCTTGGACCAACGGGTCATCACAATGATGATGGCACCACCGGGCTGAAGACGCTGCCGAGGGCCGGATGTGTACCACTCATACACATTGTCAAAGACTGCGGGGTTTCCCTGCTTGGCTTCTTGTTCCGAATGCGGGTCGTCGATGATCAAAAGGTCTGCGCCCTTACCGGTTACCGCACCGCCCACACCGATAGCGAAGTAGTCACCGCC